CTGTCGCATCAGGCCAACGCTGGTTGATACTCTAAGGACAAACATGGCATACGGAACAGTCAATGTAGACGCAATGACAACCTCGGATGGAGTTACATCTGCGGGTACTTACGGCTTTAAGAATCGCATCATCAATGGTGCTATGGTTATAAATCAGCGTGGGTTTAGCGGAACTCCAGCAAATGGTGATTACACTTTAGACCGATGGCAAGCCAATTTAACTGCTTCTTCAAAATACACACTTTCACAAAATGCTGGTTCTATTACACCGCCCGCTGGATTTTCAAATTATTTAGGCATAACATCTTCTTCTGCTTATTCTGTTGGAAGCGGAGACCAATTTAATGTCTTACAAAAAATTGAAGGTTATAACATTGCAGACTTAGCATGGGGTACGGCAAGCGCATCTGCAATAACAATTTCTTTTAAAGTTTATTCAAGCCTTACTGGAACTTTTAGCGGTTCTCTTGCAAATAGCGCACTCAATAGATGTTATGTTTTTAATTACACAGTATCGAGCGCAAACACTTGGACAACAATTTCAGTCACTATTGCTGGTGATACAAGCGGAACATGGGTAACAAATAACGGCACAGGAATGTTTGTTATTTTTGGCCTTGGTTCTGGTTCTACTTACAGCGGAACTGCTGGTTCATGGGGTTCAACCTATTACACACAATCAACTGGTTCAGTTAGCGTAGTCGGCACAAATGGCGCAACCTTCTACATCACAGGCGTACAACTAGAAAAAGGCAGTACCGCAACATCGTTTGATTATCGTCCGTACGGCACTGAGTTGCAGTTATGTCAGAGGTATTTTGAGATGACTTTTCCACAAGGAACTGCGCCAGTAAATGGATATACAGCAGACCTTATTCAACAGGGTTTAGGAGCATGGACTTCTTTTTCTGGTGGCGCATTGCGTTCTCCGCTTATATCTTTTAAAGTAACAAAAAGAGCCACCCCAAGTATTACGATATACAACTCTGGAAATTCTTCAAGTGGAACTTTTGGTTTTTATAATGGTGGATGGTCAAGTACTACACTTGTAACTGTGTATGCTCAAGACTGGGGATTAGGATTTAATGTGACGGCAGGCTCTGGTACAACAGCAGGTTCTTATTTATTGGCTGGTGCATGGACTGCTTCTTCGGAGTTATAAATGTATAAACTTTTACCTAATGATTTAATTACAAATCAACCATCAAAATGTGTGCTGTTTGTTGAACATAATTTGTATATACCATTTGACCCCGCTAACACAGACTACCAAGCCTATTTAAAGTGGGTGTCTGAAGGCAATCAACCAGAACCCGCAGAGGAAACCCAATGACCACTACTTTGAACGCATCTACTGCTGGTGCTGGTGGCTTTATTGCTACTGGTGACAATTCTGGCTCATTAGCACTACAAACTGCTGGCACTACGGCAGTAACTATTGATACTTCACAGAATGTGGGGATTGGTAATACTTCACCTAGTTTTCCACTTGACATTGTAAAAAGCACAAATGGTAATTCCCACGCAAAAATAACAAATTCAAATTCTGGAGGTTCTGCCGCATCTGCATGGACAGCAAGTAATGGAACTTTGACTTCTCAATTTGGCATAACTGGTGCTAGTTATACAAGTTATGGAATTCTTACTGCAAATAGTGCTTACATTTATAACACTAATGACATTTCGTTTGGTGCAGACAATGCGTCTGGTGTTATTAAATTTGGTACGGGAAGCGGTATCAATGAGCGTATGCGTATTACCTCCAATGGATTTTTATGTATAAACAAAACAGGAACACAATACAGCGAAACATTATCCATAGGAACAACCAACAACCAAGGTATACATATTAACGACACTGCAAGTTCGTCAAATATTAATTACCAATACTTTACAAAAGGTGCTGGTTTTACCAATGTAGGCGCAATCTATTACAACGGCACAGTAATGGCGTATCAGTCCACATCTGATTACAGATTAAAAGAAAATGTTGCGCCAATAACAAACGCCCTTAACAAGATTAGTTTACTTAAACCAGTTACTTACACATGGAAAGATAACCAAAGAAGCGGTGAAGGATTTCTTGCACATGAATTACAAGAGCATTTTCCAGATGCAGTAAGCGGAACTAAAGATGAAGTTGATGAGAATGGCAAGCCAAAATATCAAGGTGTAGATACATCTGTTCTTATTGCAACAATGGTCAAAGCAATTCAAGAACAACAAGCAACAATCAACGCACTAACCGCCCGTATAGTGGCTTTGGAGAGCAAATGAGTATCGTATTAGACGGAACGGCTGGTATCACATTCCCAGTAACAGCGGGTAGTGCTTCTGCGGTGCAAGCATCTTCTGGTAGGGTTTTGCAAGTAATTCAAAGCATATTTACTGGAACTCAATCATTTAATAGCACATCTGCGTGGACTGATGTAACTTCTTTATCTGCAACTATTACCCCGTCTAATGCTTCTAGCAAAGTATTGGTTATGTTTACTGTCCATGTTTATGGTGCAAATAACTTGTATTTTAGAATGGTGCGTGGTTCTACGGCAATAGGAATTGGTGATGCCGCTGGTTCACGACAACAAGCATCTTCTGGAAATGGTTATACAGGTGGAATGGGAAATACAACCCAATTTATGCCATACAGCAATCAATTTTTAGATAGTCCAGCAACAACATCTGCAACAACATATAAAGTTCAGTTTTACGCAAATAGTGGTGCTGGTTCAGGAACTTGTTACATAAATTTATCTAGTGATGATAGCAATGCCGCAAATGTCGGAAGAGCAATGAGTTCAATAACAATAATGGAGATTTCAGCATGAACAAGCACGAAGCAATTTATGCTACTCATACGAATGTTGCTACTATTATTGGTGACGATGCTTTTGACTCTAATGGCAACCCCGTTACCTATGACGAAACAGCAGTTCAAGCCTACATTGATGCTCATGCCTACATAGCAAAACGCCAACAAGCATATCCAAGCATTGCTGACCAACTAGATTTAATCTATCACCAAGGGCTAGACGCTTGGAAATCGGCTATACAAACAGTAAAAGAGGAGTTTCCTAAATGACCCCTGAACTGCAAAAGTATTATGAGGAGCGTTTTTCCACTATGGCGACTGTCGGGTGGAAAGACTTAATGGAAGATATTGACAATATGATAAATTCATTGAACAATATCAGTACAATCCCTGATGAAAAAAGCCTACAATTCAAAAAAGGCGAACTTTCTATCCTAACGTGGCTAAAAACCCTTAAACAGGTCAGCACTCAAGCGTATGAGGAATTGAATGAAAAGAATGTATGAATTTGTCTGCGTATGCGGACAGCGCATTGAAAAACTAACTGATTATGAGACAGAAAGTATTCAATGTGGAGGTTGTGGCGAGATAGCCCTCAAAACAATCTCTGCTCCTGCGATTAAGTTGGAGGGATGGTCAGGGAGTTTCCCTGGGGCGGCAAGTAAATTTGACCGCATCCATCGTGAAAAACTAACCGCAGAGCGAAAAGCGAACTCATAAACAAATGTCGAGTTCATGTGTAATCTCCTAGAACCCATTCGTGGCAGGAAAAGGAAACAGTATGTTGATTGACAGCGAAGACGAGATGCCTAGTGAATTAGAGGCTGAAGAATCGAAAATTCAAGACAATTTTGAGGTAGATGATTCTAAGATTCCTGATAAATATAGGAATAAAAACTTAGATGACATCATCAAAATGCACCAAGAGGCTGAAAAGTTAATTGGAAAGCAAGCCCAAGAAGTCGGAGAAGTTCGTAAATTAGCCGATGAGTTGATTAAGCAAAATCTTGGAAGCAAAGTACAACACGCTGAGGTTGAACCTGAAGTAGACTTTTTTGAGAATCCTCAGAGAGCAATTCAGAACACAGTTGATAGACATCCCGATGTTTTGGCGGCTAAACAAGCGGCTAATGACTTCAAAAGGATGCAGATTCAGCAGAAGTTAGCGCAAGAACACCCTGATTTTCAGCAGATTTCTGCTGATCCAGATTTCGTAAATTGGGTTAAATCCTCAAATGTACGGATGGGGCTGTATGCAAAGGCTGATGGTGAGTTTGACTACGATAGTGCCAATGAGTTGTTATCTACCTTCAAAGAGTTGCGTGGCGTAAGGACGAAAAAAGTGGCTAGTGACGGAGAGTCAAGTCGCACAAGTAATCTAAAAGCCGCCGCAGTTGATGTAGGTGGATCGGGTGAATCAGGCAAGCGTACTTATAGGCGGGCTGACCTAATTCGGCTAAAAATGAACGATCCTGACAGGTATGACGCACTTTCTAACGAAATCATGCAAGCATACGCAGAAGGAAGAGTAAAGTAACTAATTGATTCTTAAGGAGAATTAACATGGCAACAGCATTTTCCCCAGCAAGTAACGTCACCAAAACTAGTGCCGCTACTTTTATCCCACAAATTTGGTCTGATGAGATCATTGCGGCATACAAAAAGAATTTGGTTTTAGCAAACTTAGTTATGAAGATGAACTTCACAGGCAAGAAGGGTGACACAGTTCACATTCCAGCCCCTGTACGTGGTTCTGCTTCTGCTAAAGGTGCTACCAACGCTGTAACTCTGATCGTTAACACCGAATCAGAAGTTCAAGTATCTATCAACAAGCACTATGAATATAGCCGCTTGATCGAAGACATCGTTGAAGCACAAGCATTGAACAGCCTCCGTAGTTTCTACACTAATGACGCTGGTTACGCTTTGGCTAAACAAGTTGATACAGACTTGATCCAGTTGGGTCGCTCATTCAATGGTGCAACCATTGGTACTGATGACTACTCTGTGTCTGCATCTTCTACTAAAGCCTACATCGGTGGTGATGGTACTACTGCTTATAACAGTTCATCTTCAAACGCTTCTGCTTTGACTGATGCCGCTATTCGCCGCACTATCCAACGCCTTGATGACAATGACACTCCTATGGATGGTCGTTTCTTCATCATCCCACCCTCAAGCCGTAATACATTGATGGGCTTGGCTCGTTACACCGAACAGGCTTTCGTTGGTAATGGCGACACAATCCGTAATGGCGAAATCGGTAACTTGTACGGCATCCCCGTGTTTGTTACTTCTAACGCTGACGTGGGTTATGGCAATACCCAAACTGACCGCATCGCTTTGATGGGTCACAAAGAAGCAATGGTTCTGGTTGAACAACAAGCAGTTCGCTCACAGACTCAGTACAAACAAGAGTACCTCGGTACATTGTTTACTTCTGACACTCTATATGGCGTTCAGGCTTTGCGTACAGCGGCTTCTGTTGGTGCGGCTAAGTCTTCATCAGCATTTGCTTTGGCAGTTCCAGCCTAATTGCAGTTGCGCCCCCTGCCTAAATGGTGGGGGGACTTTTTTAACTTAATTAGGAGAAAAATATGGCTTCTGCTACCTCTGTATCCTCACGCCGTGGTAATGACCAATTCCGTGGGATGTTTAGCGACACTTGGGTTGTTACTGCAACCTTAGATGCTGGTTCTTTAGTTGATGCGGCTGGTGAAACCGATACTGTTGCTGTCCCAGGCGTTGCCTTGGGCGATATGGTTCTTGGTTGCTCATTTGCTGTTGACGAAGTGGGTTTGACTGTAACTGGATATGTAAGTGCCGCTGGTGTGGTATCTCTGCGTGTTCAGAACGAATCAGGCTCAACTGTTGACTTAGCATCTACTAAGATTCGCATTGTTGTCGGTCGTTTGATCGTATAAGGATAGGGGGGCTTGCTCCCCTTTTCTTCATTAGGAATTTAAATGGCTTTGTTTAAGTGCATTAGAAGCGGAACTGTGGTTGAGTTCACAGCGCAACATGACATTGATACCATGATGGAACACCATGAATATGAATTTGTGGATACTTCAGTCGTAGTTGAAGATGTCAAAGAAGATGGAACAAGGCACACAATAACGTTAAAGAAACCTATGGGAAGACCCCGTAAGGAACGATTATGAGTGACATTGATGCTAGAGATTTTGGCAAACTGGAGGCTCAAGTTGAGTCTTTGCAGATTGAAGTTCATCAGTTGGGCAAAGATGTTCGTGCTTTGCTTGAACTTGCAAACAAATCCAAAGGTGGCTTTTGGATGGGCATGACCATAGCATCAATTATTGGTGGATTTATTACCTTTTTGGGTGGAAAGTTTTTAAGATGAAACAAGGAATGTTGTCGGGAAGTGTGTGTCCTGTGGCAACTCAGGATGTTTCAATAAATCTGAAAAACAGAAACCATGCTTTTAAAGAGTATGGATATGGCCCTCCCAACCCAGATGATGCAAATCATGCGTTTTGGCTGAAGAAAGCCAAGATGTATAACGCTACCACCAAGGATGTAATGAATATGCGTTGCGGCAACTGTGCCGCATTTATCCAGACTCCTAAGATGCTTGAGTGCATCAAGAGTGGTTTAGAGAAATCTAACATGAACGAAAAAGAGTTGTCCTACGATCAGCAGTTTATGGATGCGGCAAATCTAGGATTTTGTGAACTTTTCCACTTTCTATGTGCGGGTAGCCGTACTTGTAATGCGTGGAAATCAGGTGGCCCAATAACTAAGGATTAAGTATGGCAACGGACAATAAATTTGTAGGAATGAACAACACGGCAGGTGAGTTTGTTGGGATGCTATTTCTCGCTAGAGACATAACCCATCGTATCCACCTCAAGACCTTATCTTTTGCTGAACATAAGACTCTTGAAGAGTTTTATAACGCCATCATTCCTTTGGCAGACGATTTTGCTCAACAGTTTATGGGTCGTTATGCCATTCGTTTGGACATTCCTTATGTGAATAACAAGTACAAAGGAACTGTTTCAGAAGTGTTGCGTCAGGAAATGGAATGGATTGAGGCAAACCGCCAACAAATCGTTCCCCGTACTGAGACTGCATTGCAAAACAAGATTGATGAAATCGTGGCTTTGTATCAAAATACCCTTTATCAACTTACCCTTCAGTAAGGAAAAAACATGAGTTCATTATCAGCCGCTAGAACCCTATTAAACGCAGTAACTGCAACGGGCGCATCTGCCTCCGTCCAAGTTGATGGTGGTCAACCAGTATTTTTCCAAGTAAATGGAATTACGAGTGCAACTGTTGTGTTCCAAGGAAGTATTGATGGAACTAACTGGTCAACTCTTGGTTCGTCATTGACAGCCGATGGTTTAATCACTCTTGCTAACTGCCCTAAATACATTCGTGCCAACTGCACAGTTTATGTATCAGGCACTATCACCGCTAAAGTTCTTTACTAAGGAGTATTCTATGAAAGCAAAAGCACCAAAAATGGCAAAAATGGGCAAAGTTATGAAAGAGTACAAGGCAGGAAAACTGCACTCTGGCTCTAAGACTGGCCCTGTGGTCAAGTCACGCAAGCAAGCAGTTGCTATTGGTTTGCATGAGGCTGGTATGTCTCGTGCACCTAAGATGGGCATGAAAAATGGCTACTAAGCAGGGACTTTATGCCAATATCCATGCTAAACAGGCTCGGATAAAGGAAGGTTCTGGTGAAAAGATGCGTAAGGTTGGTAGCAAAGGTGCGCCAACTAAGCAAGACTTTATTCAATCTGCAAAAACAGCAAAGAAACCTAAAAAGGTGAAGTGATGAAAACTCCCGCTTGGCAACGCTCCGAAGGTAAAAACCCTAAAGGAGGGTTGAACGCCAAGGGCAGAGCATCATATAATGCGACAACTGGTGGAGACTTAAAACCGCCAGTTAAATCAGGGGATAATCCCCGTAGAGCAAGTTTCTTGGCTCGAATGGCTGGTAATTCTGGCCCTGAGTACAAGAATGGTGAACCGACAAGACTGCTTCTTTCTCTAAAAGCATGGGGGGCTTCCTCCAAGGCTGACGCAAAGGCAAAAGCAAAAGCGATTTCTGCGAGAAATAAAGGGAAGAAGTAATGGCATTACCTACCTATTTAGATTTGGTTAATGATGTGTTGGTTCGTATGCGTGAACCACAAGTCACAACTGTTTCCGAAAATACAGTTTCTGCTCTTGTTGGCAAATATATCAATGATGCCAAGCGTCAAGTCTCTGATGCCTATGATTGGGATGCTTTTAATACCCCAATTATTGTTACTACATCTGCCAACAATACTGG